GGCCAACGCACACATATAAAGTCAAGCTCCATGTTGAGAAAAGATGGCTAACGAGTTCGGCAACGCCGCTCGTCATGCCAAGACGAGTACGGCCGGTCCTTGGACCCGCTGGAAAAAGATCAGTCGCGTCGGTCGCTGCATCAAGTTCATCGAGAGCTACTGCCGTTCACCCAAGGGAGTCGGTCACGGTCAGCTGATGAAGCTTGGCAAGTTTCAAAAGTCGTGGCTAGAGGAAGCGCTCGCCGATGGCGTGGATGAGGCGATCATGCCGACGCCGCGCGGCAACGGCAAGTCTACGTTTGGTGGCGCCGTTGCCGTCTGGGCGACGTTTGACGACGACGAGACCGGCGCGCCGCAGGTGCCGATCGTGGCAACGACGGTTGGCCAGGCCATTCGCTCGGTATACGGCGTTGCAGCCTCGATGATTCGACATGAGCCATTCTTGGCCGATCGCTGTATCGAGTTCACCGGGATCGCTACGCCACGTGTCTACGTGCCACGCACCGAGGCGTCGATGTTTCCAGTCAGCCAGGAGATCGCCGGCTTGCAGGGGCTCGACCCCAGCTTTGCCGTCATTGATGAGCTCGGCTTTCTCTTGCCCGAGGTCCGCACGGCGCTGACGACGGCAGCCGGCAAGCGTTCTAGGTCACTGATCTGGGGCACCGGGACTCCCGGCCTTGATCGGATTAACGCCCTCTGGCTGCTACGAGAGCAGGTCTTCAAGGGTGAAGCGCCACCAGGATTGGTCTATCGGGAGTACGCGGTGCCTGAAGACTTTGCCGTAGAGGATCGGCGCGGCTGGCCGATTGGCAACCCAGCCCTAGCCGAAGGTTTCCTTCGCGAGTCAGCGCTGGTCAAGGATCTGGGCAGCATCTCCAGGGCGCTGTTCGAAATCTTCCGCATGGGCCGCTGGGTTGAGGGAACTACGTCTTGGCTTGGCAATGGAGCCCTGGCAAAGTGGCGCGCGCTCACCGATCCCTGGGAGATACCGAAGGGCACGCGGATCTATGTCGGAATGGATGCCGGCATCGTGTCTGACGCTACGGCCATTGTGATTGTGGCCGAGCGTCCTGATGGCCGAGTGCACGCCAAGTTGAAGCTTTGGCAGCCGACCGAAGAGGACTCAGTCGACATGGAGGAAGTGAAGGACTATCTGGGAGAGCTGGCTGTGCATTACAAGCTAGGCCCGGAGTCGATTGGTGTTGATCCGTCCTATATTCGTTCGATCGTCATGGACATGGAAAGGGCTGGATTACCAGTGATCACCGTGCCGAATGGAGCTGCGCACATGGCGCCTATCGTGGGCGATGTGCGGGCAGCGATCATCAACGGAACACTGACACATGATGGCGACAGGGTATTCGAGCGCCACATCTTGAACGCTCGCGCTAAGGAGAGACCGCAGGGCATGGTGCTGGCGAAAGACAAGGCTCGCTCGCCGATCGACGCCGCGATCGGTCTCGGGTTGGCGTATGACCGCTACAGGCACAAGAAGAAGGCCGCTGGCGTCTTTGTGGGGAGTGTTGGCTAAGCGCTGTGTCGATTGCGGTGAAGCTGCTGTTGGCCGCCGGCGCCGCTGCACTGGCTGTGAGCGCGCTTTCCAAGCTCGTCGCAACGCGCAGCCGAAACGCGCGGCCTACCGCGATCCGCTATACCGCGCCATCCCACTTGCGGGGGCCTGCGCTGACTGTGGGGCAGCTGTCGATCTCACCCGCCACCACGAAATGGCAGTCCGTCTGGGCGGAACCGTCGCCGATGGAATCCTGATTCTCTGCCGGTCGTGTAACGCCCGTAGGGGCTAGACTGCGGCCATGCCGCGCGTGCCGGTCACCATATTTGGCCGCAAGATCCCCTTTCTCGCCTATGACGTAAGCATCAGCGATCCCGCCTTTGCCGCCATGCTCCAGATGGGCAGCTTCGGACTGGGGCCCTATGGCATCTTCCAGGCGCTCCAGTTCCCCGCCTTTTATCGCGGCGTAGCGCTGATTTGCGGCGAAATCGCTTCACTTCCGCTGAAAACCTGGAAGGACACCGGGGATGGCGAGCGAGAAGAGGCGGAATCCTTCCTCGACAAGTCCCCGAGCGGCCCCTACGGTCTGACGCCGTTCGCCTGGAAGCAACAGGTGATGTTCAACATGGTGACCGAGCAAGAATGCGGGCTGCTTCACGTTGAGACTGAGGGCGGGGCGCTCATCGGCCTGATGCCCTACCACCCGAGCAATTACGCCGTCAAGTGGGTGGCTCGCGGCGGCATTGTCGAGAAGCAGTTCCTACTCCAGGGCGAAACTGAGCCGCGCTACAGCGATAGTTTCACCCAGATCGTCGGCCTCTCGATGGATGGCTTGCGCGGCCTCTCGCCGCGCGTGCTCTTCCAGGGCGGCATCCAGCTGGCGTTGGCGCAGGAGATCGCCAGCATGCGCATGATGACCAGCGGCAGCCACATCTCCGGCCTCGTCAGCGCCAAGGACGAGGACATTGACGCTGATGACGCCAAGATCATCAAGGCCGATGTCGACGCCCAGATCAACACGCCCAACAGCACTGGCAAGATGGTCTTTGTCAACCGCCGCCTCGTCTTCACACCCTGGCAGGCGACCAACGAGCAGGCACAGTTCATGGAAGGCCGCCGCTACGCGCGCGAGGAAGCGGCGCTGATGCTCGGCGTCCCGATGTTCAAACTCGAACCGTCGAAGCAGACCAGCTGGGGTACCGGCGTCGCCGAGCAGAATCTCGGCTTCGCCCGCGAAACGCTGATGCCGCTCACCAGCTGTGTCGAGGAGGCAGTATCCGCCGTGCTCAAGCCGTCCGCCAAATACATCGAGTGGGACTACAAGGGCCTACTGCAGGGCACGCCGGAGATCGAGGTCAAGCTTATCCTCGAGCAGGTGACCGCCGGGCTGATGTCAGAGGAGCAAGCGATCGAGATGCTCGGCAACCGCAAGACCGGCACCTTCCGGACGCCGGAGCCGGTCGGCAAGACGGGCATGCCGCCAGTCGAACCGCAGGAGCCGAAGCCGGTATTAACGCCGGTCGATACCGGCAGCCCGAACGGGAGCGCATAATCTCGCCATGATCGAACTCATCTTCCTGATCGCTGCGGTCATCCTCTTCGTGCTTGCCGCCTTTGGCGTTGGCGGTCGTTACAACCTTGTGGCTGCCGGCCTGGCTTGCTGGGTCCTCTCCCTCCTGCTTCCTCGGATCCTCCACTGATGGAGCGGTTGACGTTCGCGGCATCGGGCAAGGTGGAAGGCCGCACCTTGTCCGGTATCGTCCACGTCTACGGCAGTGTTACCCAGGACGAGCGCAAGCATAGCTTTGCCGCCGGTGCCTTTACCAAGTCGATCGCTAAGGGCAACGTGGTCAGCTTCGCCTTCCATGACGACACCAAGCCGCTGGGATCTCAGCGTGCGGGAACCCTGCGGCTTAGTGACGGCAAGGAGTTGGCTTACAGTATCGATTTACCCGATACCAGCTACGCCAAAGATCTGCAGGCTTACGTCGAGGCTGGCAACGATCTCGGCATGTCCTTTCAGGTCTCGCCATCCGGCAAGCCGAAGCGCGCTGGCGGTGTTACGCAGTGGAGCGAGGGCAACCTGATCAGCGTCGATCCGGTAGCCATGCCTGCCTTCGAGGGCACCAGCGTCATTCTCAACAGTCAGCAAGACGGAGAAAGCGCTACATCGCAAACCGTGAAGATTCGGGCACGCACGCTGTTGCATTCTCTGCTACAGTCTCGGCAATGATCCGCGAAACACCAGCTCCTGACCCGGAACCAGAGCCCGTGCCCGAGCCGCCCAAGCCTGACGACGGAGCCTAGCCGATGCCGATCAACCGAGCAGTAGCCGTTGTCGATTCCGGGTCGTACTTCACGGCCAATAACGCGGCTACCGGTGTCGCCACTGCTGCCGCCCCAACCGCCTATAGCGACACTGCGCCTTTCTGCGTCATCACCAACTCCACCGGTTCAGGGACTGGCTCCAAGAGCATCTATCTCGACTGGATCCGCTTCTACGAGACCGCGGCCGGTACCGGTGGCGTCGGTATGTTGCTCAAGATGCAGCTCGACACCACGGTGGCGACCGGTGGCACGCTACTCGTACCGAAGTCGACCAACAGCAACGACGGCAGCGCGTCGGTGGCGGTCATCCGCCTCTTGCCGACCGGCATCGCTGCCTCTGGCGCGGTGCGCGTCATTATCGGCAACAAGAACGTGATCCCGACCCAGACCACGCCGCTGGCGGTCAACACCGAGGTCTACCTGAAGTTTGGGGGCGCTGATGCCTTTCAGAGCTTCCAGACCAACGGTACTGCCGTCACTGCGCTGTTCAGCCAGAACGCCCACGCGATGCCTCCGGTCGTCATTGGTCCAGGTTCCGCGCTTTCCATCCAGCACAACATCACCACACAGTCGGCCGCCTCCAGCTGGGCCTTCGAGTTCGGCTGGGTCGAGGCTTAGTCGGTGGCAGATGAGAAGCTGCCGAGCAGCCTTGAGGAATACCAGAGCGCGCTAGACGCGATCGCCAATAAGGAAGGCACGCTTAGCACCGAGGACGTCGAGCAGTTCAAGAAGCTCGAGGAGGGCATGCTTGCCTTCAAGAACTCGCAGGACGTGCGAGATCGCAACCGCAAGTGGAACACGCCGCGCGTCAACGTCCTGCCCTCAGCGCCCAAGGGTGACGATGCTCAGGAATACGCCTTCGAGCGTTACCTGCGCGGCGATGTCGGCGCAGCGCAGGACTTGCGCCGTGATCCCGGCGTCTCCTCCAACATGGCGAAATACGACCAGACGCTGACCACCACGGCCGGCGGCTATCTGATCCCGACCACCACCGAGCAGCGCCTCGTCAACGTGATGAAGAACTATGGAGGTATCGGGCAGGTCTGCGACACGCTGAACACCAGCGCCGGCAACCCGCTGAACTACCCATCCAATGACGACACCGCGAACTCGGCCGAGATCGATGCCGTCAACGTCGGCATGTCTTCGGCTGGCGCCGATCTCGTCTTTGGTCAGGTCACGCTCGGCGCTTACTCCTACATGGCCGGCGGTGCTTCCAACGCGGCCCTCCACGTCCCCTTTGAGCTGGCGCAGGACGCACAGTTCCCGATCGCGCAGCTGGTCGAAAGCAAGCTTGGCACCCGCCTCGGCCGCAAGATGGCGCTCGATCTGGCGGTCGGTACGGCGAGCTCACAGCCCAAGGGGCTCTTCGACCGCATCCCTGACATCAACCTTGCCAGTGGCAACTTCACTCAGACGGCGGCCGTCAACTTCGGCATGCTGGTCGGTACCGGCGCCTACAAGAGCGGTGTCGCCAACGTCGGTGTGATCTTCTCACTCGATCCCGACTATCTTCAGAACGCCTCGTGGGTGATGAGCTACGCCACGCTCGGCATTCTCGCCAGCATCACCGACACCACCGGCCGCCCAATCTTTGAGGCATTCGCCAATGCCTCCTTCCAACAGAACGACATGACCACCGGAACCGCCGCTGACGGTTCAGGCTACCGGCCCGCCGGCCGCCTCCTCAACTACCCGGTCTACATCGATCAGGCATCGCCTGCGGTCGCCAACGCCTCGATCGCCAAGCCGGGTGCTGCGCTCGATGCCTTCATCAGCTTCGGCGACCACCGGCAGGCTTACGTCCGCCGCCTGATCCAGGGCGTAACGATCCTTGTCGACCCCTACACCACGATGTCGAAGCGGCAGATCGGCTACTTCGCCTGGGCGCGGCAGGATGCCACCATCCAGAACGCCAAGGCGCACGTACTCGTTGCCGGCTGGAATGCCGCCTGATGCCGACCAAGGCGCAGGAAGCTGAAGCGCAGGAGATTCTGACCGCACCGCCGGCCAAGGATCTCGACGCCGTGCGTAACCGCCGCACCGAGGTTGCCGACATCCTCAACACCAACCTACTGGCGCCGGAGGCGCGCAAGGGCTACGAGCAGCTCTATGACGAGCTCGGCGCCATTCTCGAGAAGGCTGCCAGCGCGGCCAAGTCGTAGTAAGGTCGGCACGTGGCCGATTTAATTGCGTATACGGATCTCCAGACCTACCTCTCGGTCAACACCACCAGCGGCATCACCTTCGGTGCCGCTGAGATCACGACCGCGACCATGGTCTGCACGGCGGTCAGCGACGCCGTCAAGAACGCCACCGGGCGCACCTTCGAGATCCAGAGCACGGCCGCCGATCGCTACTTCACCGCCGAGATGCCCTACTCCAGCGCTCTCGGTG